ACGACTATCGTCCGGATTTGATTATCTGCGATGATACATCGACTGATGAAATGACGGCCTCGGCGGATCAAAGGAAGAAGTACGATGATCTGTTCTTTGGGGCGCTGATTAACTCCCTCGCCCCGCGAAGTGAATGTCCCGAGGCGAAGGCGGTGCTGCTCGACACCCCGAAGTATGACCGATCCCTCATGGATTCCACTGAAGTATGGGATTTTCGATGAAAAGGGGGAGTCCCGCTGGCCCGAGCGCTACCCGACAGAGGAGCTGCGAAAGACCAAGGAATCGTATGCCCTGACGGGCCGGCTCCCGGTGTGGATGCGGGAGAAGGAATGTAAGATCATTGCCGAGGAACTTGCGTCGTTCCGGGCCGACCACTTGCAATATTGGGAAGTCCTCCCTGATCGAATGGTTTTTGTGATCTCGATTGATCCGGCCGCGAGCGACAGTAAAGACGCCGATGATAACGTAGTGGCAGTGCTTGGCTTCCACAAGGATAATGTCTATATTGTAGACTATGTGGCCGAGACCGGCCAGACTCCTGAGATGGTCACCAAAACCGTCTTTGAATTTGTGCGAAGGTATAGGCCGCTGGGGATTGTTGTCGAATCCATCGGCTATCAACGGGTTCTTGCATGGTTTCTGGAAAAGTCAATGAGGGAACAAAAGGTGTTTCTGCCGGTGCATCAAGTGCAGGACAAGCGGCGAAAGAGTGACCGGATTGTTCAGGCGATTGGCGGCTTCTCCGCCTATGGGAAGCTCTTTTGCCGGCCCGCCCAGTTGAAGTTTCTAGAACAGTTTACTGAGTACTCCCCGACCTATGGAGGGCACGACGACGTGCTGGATGCAGTAGCGATGGGGATTACCTGGAGCTCGAACGTGCAAGTTGGAGACTGGATTGAGGGGGAGGCCTTTGAGGTGGAAGATGAGGCGGCCCCCCGAATTAACTTTAGGATTGCGCCATGAACTTGTTGCCTGGGATTACTGAGATTCGGAAAGATGACAAGAAGCATGACACGCTGATCAAGGCGTTCAAGTCACGGCTTCAAATGTCGGAGACGGCCCATCAGCGGAAGCGGCGGGAAAAGTGGGAGGATGCCGAGAATCAGTATCTGATGTATGTGCCGGAGAAGGAAACGGACGCCGATAGGAAAGCGATCCGGGCTGGCGGTACGCCTCAGTACACCACCATTACGATTCCTTATTCGTATGCGATGCTGATGACGAGTCACACATATTACACCTCGGTGTTTATGGCTCGGAACCCAGTGCTGCAACTCCAGGGCCGGCATGGGGAATCCCAAACGGCGGAGCTCGCGATGGAGTCGCTGTTGGATTACCAGTTGCAAGTTGGCGGTATGCTGCCGCTGTATGTGTGGCTGCTTGATGTGGGTAAGTATGGGCATGGGGTGTTGGGGCACTATTGGGACAGGGAAGAAATCGCTACCACGGAGACGGTGCTGGAACAGGCGACGTTTCTTGGAGTTCCGATCCCCGGCGCCACTCCGAAGAAGGTTCAGCGAACCCGCCTCGACACCGGGTTCCTGGGGAATAAGCTTTACAACATTCGCCCGCAAGATTTCTTCAACGACCCGCGGCTCCCGCTCAATCGCTTCCAGGAGGGGGAGTATTGTATTGTCTATGACAAGGTTGGCTGGAACAAACTTGTGCGCGGGAAGTCCCAGGGGAAATACTTCAACGTTGAGCATGTTAAGAAAGAAAAATACGCTGCGAGTGAGGATTCGAATTCTGGCTCGGAGTTCCAGTCCCCAAGGGATGATCTCGACGTTTCGCAGATTGAAGGGGCTAACCCGGCCTGGGTGACGCTGCATGATTTTTACTTCGAGATTGTCCCCCGCGAGTATGGGCTGGCCCCGAGTGATAAGCTCGAAAAGTGGGTTTTCACCATCGCCAATAAGGCTACCATTATTTCGGCGCAGCCGCTCGGCCTCCGTCATGGCAAATATCCTTTTGATGTAATCGAGCTTGAGATTGACGGCTATTCAATTTACAACAGGGGGATGTTTGAGATTCTCGATCCGCTGAATAAGACGATGGATTGGCTGTTTAACTCGCATATGTTTAATGTGAGATCGGCGCTTAATAATCAGTTCGTCGCGGACCCCTCGATGGTGAATATGAAGGATTTGACCGATCCCGGCCCGGGGAGGCTTATTCGACTGAAGCCCGCGGCCTACGGCAAAGATGTCCGCCAGATGCTTGCACAGCTCCCGGTGCAGGACATTACTCGGGCGAATCTGAGCGATACGGACTATGTCGGCTTGGTTGCGCAGAGGGTACTTGGAGTCTCTGACAACGTGATGGGGATGGTGAATACTGGTGGGCGCAAAACCGCCACTGAGGTTCGCTCGTCCACGACGTTCAGTGTGAACCGAATGAAGACGAATTGTGAGTGGTTCTCGGCTTGCGGGTTCTCGCCGTTGACGCAGAAGATGCTTATCTCTACGCAGCAGTTATATGATGCCCAGCGAAAGTTCCGTATTGTGGGGGATATGGCGCAGTGGGCGGAGCGCTACATCATGGTGACGCCTGCCGATATTCAGGGGTTCTATGATTTTGTCCCTGTCGACGGCACCATGCCGGTGGATAGGCTGGCTCAGGCGAATCTGTGGAATCAACTCTTGGGGACTATCTCGCGGGTCCCGCAGGTGATGATGGCCTATGACCTTCCGAAGATTTTTGGCTACGTTGCTCAACTGTCGGGGATTAAGAATATTAATCAGTTCCGGATTCAGGTAATGCCGGACGCGCAACTGGCCGCGCAAGCTGGGGCCGGAAACCAGATTCCGGTGAGGACTAACCTTAACGAGCCCGGCCAAATTCCGGGGATGGGAGCGACGGGATGAGCGATGATCGAAGCCGGCTGTCCGACTTGCAGTTTGAGCGGAAGCAGTGGGAGAAGTTGATTGAATCCCCCGAATGGGGGAAATTGGTGGCAATACTGCAAACACAGGCAGATGCTCTGCAACAGGAGATTTTGTTTAGTCCTCTTGCTGGCCACGATGCGGTGTTCACGCAGGAGTTTCGGAAGGGGCAGTTGGAGGGCCGACTGTCCATCACGAATACAGTGGAAACGGTGCTGGGGGAAATCCAGGCCGAGATCGATGGACTAACTCGAAAGGATGATGATGGAACAAGAACTTAACGTCGGACAAGAAGCCCTTGCGCCTTCTTCCGATTCAACTCCTGAGGTTTCTACTCCCGCCAACGAGGCTCCGGCCTCTGAGGTTAACTGGTCTGATTATGCCGGCGAGATGGATGACGAGCCCGGCGATGGCGATGCACCTCTAGCGGTCGAAGGTGCCGAAGAAGTTCCCGCTCCGAAAAGCGAGGAACCTCCTCCGGCTCCGCCCGTTTCGGAGGCCCCCCAGGCACCGACCCCTACTCTCGAGTCGGTCGCCACTACTGCAGCGCCTACGCCTACTCCGACCCCTCCCTCGCCGGCTCCCGTTTCGCCGGAACCCGAGGTTAAGTACGAGGACTGGCGGAAGGAACAAGTTGGGAAGCTTGAGGGTGCGTATAAGCTGTCTGATGAGATGGCTGCGCAACTTTTGGCTGAGCCCGAAGTGGTTCTTCCGAAGCTGTTCGCGGACTTGCATATGAAGGTTCTGGAAACCGCAATGAAAAGTGTGACTGCGGTGATCCCGACGATGATGCAAGAAGTTCAATCGACCAATACTCGGGAAACCGAGGCGAAGTCGATGTTCTTCGGGGTGAATGAAGATTTGACTGATGCAAAGTTCCAGAACGCGATTATGGAATTTGGCACCATGTTCAGGCGCGTTAACCCCGCGGCGTCTCCGGAGGAGGCCACCAAGGTTATTGGTAATATGGTTCGGACGGCTTTTGGGATTCCGGTTCGCGGTGATGGGCAACAGCCCGCCGCATCAGCAGTCCCTGCGGCGCCCGCAGCTACCTCTCCCGCTCCGTTTGTTCCGGCGCGAGGTGGTGGCTCTGGTGCTGCCCCGCCGCCCGCTCAGAACGTCTGGGCAAACCTCGCCCAGGAGTTCATTGACGAAACTTAAGGAGATTTATCATGGCAATTGCTGGCCTTCGTGGTACTGGTGACTGGGCGACCGACGAGCGTCCGAAGAACTTTCGTGAGATGATCCTGTGGCGTTCGCCGAACGGCCAGGCTCCCCTTACGGCTCTCATGTCGAAGATGAAATCCGAGTCGACTGACGATCCGGAATTCGCCTGGTATGAGGAGGAGTTGAATGCGCTGCGTCTGACGGTGAACTACACCACCGGCTACGCGACGACTGACACCTCCATTGTTGTCACCTCGAACGTGACCGACGCGCTGGACTGCGTGGCCGGCGATCTGTTCCTGGTGGAGAAGACCCTGCTGACCACCTACGACAACGAAATCCTGATGGTGTCGAGTGTGACTGACTCGACCACCGTGGTGTTCAAGCGTGGGCAGGTCAATACTTCGGCGGCTCCGCTGGCGAACGCGACCAAGATCACCAAGATCGGTAATGCGTTCGCGGAAGGTACCGGCGCGCCCACCTCGGCAACCCGCAACCCGACGAAGTTCTACAACTATTGTCAGATCTTCAAGACCACCTACGACATCACCGAGACCGCCAAGCGCACCAAGACCCGCACTGGCGATCCGCTGAAGAACGACAAGAAGCGGAAGATGTTTGACCACTCGGTCATGCTGGAAATGGCGATGATCTTTGGCAAGCGGTATGAAACCACTGGCGCCAACGGTAAGCCCCTGCGCTTCTCGGGCGGCTTCCTGTGGATGCTGTCGCAGTATGCTTCGAGCATGATTACGGTGTTCTCGACCACCCCGACCGAAACCTCGTTTACGGATGCCGTTTACAGGGCCTTCGATTACGACTCCGGCGCAGGCGACGAGCGCATTGTGTTCGCCGGCAACGGGTTCTTGAACAGCCTCAACAAGCTGGCCTCGACTCAGGCGCGCACCCGCGTGAACTTTGACGGCATTGTGGATGTCTATGGTATGCGTCTGCAGCGTTGGGTTCTGCCGCAAGGTACGATCTACGTCAAGTCGCACCCGCTGTTCAACACTCACGCGAAGTTCACCAACGACGCTATGATTGTTGATCCGACGGCCCTGCGGTATCGCTACATGCGGGATACGACCTTCAAGGACAACATCCAGAACAACGATGCCGACGAGCAGAAAGGTCAGTGGCTGACGGAAGCTGGTATGGAAATGGAGCACGCCAAGACCAGCGGCTGGATCAGCAACTTCGTGGTGTAATCGGACGAGAGTCTGATTTGATGGGGGCGGTTATGCAAAATAACCCGCCCCCATTATTCCTTCAAGGAGCGTAAAATGCCGCTGCTCGGAATCGACTCGCTGGAAAAGCAAGCCCCGCGGGTTAGTGTTGATTTGGATAAGGAGCTCGCCAAAGAGTCCCGGAAGTATCGACCTGGGAGTGTGGTGAAGCTTGTCGTGGTCGGCTCGGTGGATTCGGTGAGCTATCGCAAGCCCGACGATCCCGACGAGAAGGGATATGAAGGGTATCTGACGGTGAAGGTGCAGAAGATGGAACTGCTCGAATCCGCCAGGAACGAAATGGCTGAGTTGCTCGACGACGCTGAGTGATGGCTTTGTTCGGACTGGGTCAGTTGACGTCAACAAGCGGGTTGACGCGGAGACCCTGACGGTTAACGGGGTTGAGGTGCAGCGGCTTCGTACCTCATCCGCCCCGATGGCTGTGCGCTTGGATCAGGTCGATTCGAGCACGTTGTATGTCGGGGAGGCGCTTCCGGGGACAGCAGCTGGGGGATGCCGCTTGGCGGATTAAGAAGATATTGACCGTCGGGGCGGAAACGACTATTCTGTATGCAGATGGCAATACCGCCTTCGATAATGTTTGGAATAATAGAACGGGGTTGAGTTATGCCTAATCAAAAAGGACTTCCTCATGAGTGCGAACGATGCCCACTCTCCGACGACGACATTCAAGCAATCGCCGAAAGGGCTGCGGATGCCGCGCTCGAGAGGGTTTACACGAACGTCGGAAAATCCGTTGTTAAGTCGTTTTTATGGCTGGCTGGGGCGGCAGCTCTTGCGGTTACTGCATGGTTGACATAACCCTTGGAGCAGTTACCCTCAACCAAACAGCTACTTTCACTGACTTCGCCCAGTTTTTTGCTCACAGTTCTCTCTCTACTATCGCGCTTGTTGCTGGATTGTTTGAAGATCTGCCTATACCGCCAGACGTCACTGGGATTCAGTTAGATTTGACGACTGGTCAGTTGGTTAAACGTATCAATTCCCAATTGGTAATTTTGCTATGAGTGAAAAACATCTTCGTGTGGTTGTTGGAGTTCCGAGCGGTCAACATTGGCTTGCGCAGTTTGGGGTAGATCTCGGCTCGCTGATGGTGAGGTTTTATATGCAGCGGGTTCCGGGGTATAAGTCGCAAGAGCTTCGGGTGGCGAATGTGAGGTCGAGTATTTTGCCAAAGAACAGGTTGGATATTATTAAGGTTGCCGAAAAGGTCGAGGCGGATTATTTGCTTTTCATCGACTCGGATCATACGTTTCCCGCAGATCTGCTGCATCGTCTGATCGCCCATAACAAGCCGATTGTAGCGGCGAACTGTGTGACGAAGACGATCCCGGCCCAGCCAACGGCGAGGGGCTTTAAGGAAGGTAATTTGCAGGGCGAGGTTATTTATTCCGACCCTGACACGCATGGGCTTCAGCAGGTCTGGCGCGTCGGCACCGGGATAATGCTGATCCGCCGAGATGCTTTCGAAAAGATCCCCCATTCTGCTTGGGAAATGGTTTATCGGGCAGAGGGAGATACGTATCAAGGCGAGGATTGGACTTTTTGCGAAAGTTGCGCAGCACTTGATATTCCCATCTATATTGACCATGATGTCTCAAGATCTATTGGACACATAGGGAATTTTGAATATACTCATGACTATGTGGGCGAGGTGATTACAAATGCTCCGTGATGAAGTGGCTAGCTTGATTGCCCAACGCTGCGGGAAGCGCACGGATTTGATTTCGGCGATTACTGCAGAAATGCAATATGTTCAGGTATTTGTACTTGAGCAACATTCTTGGGTTCCTTGGTTTCTGGAAACTGAGCACTCGGAAACTACAACGACTGCTACTGAAGAGCGGATACAGCTGCCCGAGGATTTTCTCGATGAAATCGAGGATCAGCATCTGTGGGTTTGGGCGGAGGAAGAGGATGATTGGAGTCCGCTGGAAAAAGAAGAATATGATGTAGGGGCTGTAAAGTACTCAGGAAGTGGAAGGCCGAAAGCTTATTCTATCGTTGGAGATTATTTTACGCTCCACCCAAATCCTGATGCAGTGTATAGACTGCGTATGCGGTATTACAAGCACGCTGAGTCTTTGGCGAATAACATTGAGAATGAATGGTTAAAGTATGCTGCGGCTGTGATGATTGCGGAATGTGGGCAGATTATCGCCGGGCGGTATGTGATGAACGCAGAGCTTGAAGGCCGCTTCAAACAAGATGCAGTCAACGCCTGGGATTCGCTGTATAGGCAGCACATTAGGCGTGAAAATGTCAATAAGCAGATGTCTATGGGAGATGATTAATGGTTTGGGTACAAGATTACTCCCTTCTCTTTCTGCAGTTGTTTTTTTATGCGCAGTATATGGATGAGGATTATGTGTTTGAGGATAATCCGAATCCGTGGATAGCTGAGGACGAATTGCCATGAGCGTACTTCTGAGAGGTGAAAAAGGTATTCCGTTGACCCATACGGAGATGGATAGCAATTTGCTGGCTATCCGGAGTTTAGAGGGGGTTATTGTAGGGAAGTTGGAAAAAAGCTTAAATTTAAGCGATGTGGATGATGCTGCCGCAGCGCGAACGAATTTGGGGGTAGAGATTGGGGCTGATGTTCAGGCACAAAATGCCCACCTACAGGCTTTGGCAGATGTATCGCTTAATGACCGTGTTCCCTATTATGATGTAGCTGGCAATATGACGACAATGCCTAAGGGAGCTGTTGGGCAATCCCTTATGGCAACTGCAACCGCCGAAGACGCGCGGACTATTCTTGAAGTAGACTCCTCCATGCAACTTGTCTTGTATGTGGAGGAAGCTGCAAACCATTCGGCGGATGCCGCTGGTCATGCCGCTGCTGCTGCGGCGTCTGCGAACACTGCCACAAATCAGGCTGCCCTTGCGGCCGCCTCTGCCGCATCGGCTAGCAGTTTCACGGCGCAGAACCTGACGGCCATCGACCAGGTCATCTTCCCCGCGACCACCCTCATTGACGGCATCATCTACGACACCAGCAGTGACTCGGACGGTGGCGCGTGGCGAGATCGCTGCTCGCATACCTCGTGGGAGAACGAAACACTCTCCGGCAACTGG